CAATTTTGTTAGCTGAACTAGCTCCAGTAAAGGTTTGGGCTCCTGTAGTGTACTGTCTTCCCCAATCAAGACCGAAACCATTAGCTTGAGTATTTACCGCAAAAGACAATGATCCATCTGAATTACGAGTAGATGGATAATCAATCTGCTTGGCAACACAAGACGCGGCTACGTTACCCAGAGTTGATCCTCTGAAATAGGAAACAATTACATCAGTCTTAGGTAGAGCCTTCAATGGAATATGTGCGCTGGTAGCATTCAGCCAAGCATTGAAGTTTATCTCACCATCACGCTGTCCACCAACGCGGTGAAAAGCTTGCTGATTAATTCCAGTAACATCAAGTAATGTCTTGCTTCCTCGTATACTTGAAACGCTACCAATGTCTCCAGAGACATTGCTATTTCCTACAAATAAGAAATCTCCAAGTCCTCCTGTTTTAGGCATTATTTATCCTTCCTGGGTCCATACATCGTTTATGAGTAAAGGTAAAGTAATTACGGCTACCCTATAAGTATTATCGTCCTGATCTACATAACCAAAGGAAACTCCTAAAGGATCTCCTTCAGAGCCTAGTATATCTACCATCCTTAGTTCTCCGTCTAAAGTGAAGTCATTACAGAAGGAAGCTATCAGCAAATCCACAGCATTCAACAGTTCCATGTCCATAGTATCTACAGGACTTTGAATAGTACTAGTAAAGATCTGTACAGTAAGTTCCAATCTTGCAGAAGTAGTATTCAGTCCTGATGCTTGAATAGTCCTACATGAGGCTATGGAAATATACGCACTCAGTTCTGCACTTGGTGTATTAGTAGGATCAGAAGTATTTACCGAACTAAACACTCCAAGTCTTGAGGCATGACTGACTACCTCATCAAAAATATCTGTAATATTCACTGCATCCTCCTCAAATAACCTGGCAACATTTGTTTAGCTATAACATTAGATTGAGTATTTATCTGATAATAGGTTTTCCTGAAGTTATGATAACCTTTGAATCTGGTTTCTCTGTTCCTAGGTGAGATACCCTCAAGCCATCTACCATAGACGACATCAGAGTCATCAAGTCTTACTTGGGAACCTGCTGATCGCAATTTGATATGAGACTGATAAAAACCTGTAGGATTCTTGAGAGTTGCCTGTAAGTTTATCTGTACTAACTCAAATGATTTCTTGCCTATAGCTTTTTTCAAAGATTCAGCATATTGCTGAGCGGCAGCATCGGCTCTACCATCAAATAAAGGTCCATGGGTAGACATCAGGCAGCACCTCCTCTAAATCTACGATAATTAGTTTGAGCAGCCTTACGAATATCTGATAGCCCTCTACCTGAAACCTCTCTGGTACCTTCACCCTGACCTATTGTTCTAGCATAACCACTTTTCTGCTGCTCCATAATATTAATAGCTTCGGCTACACATAGGCTATTAATAAGGGATGGAGGGGTTAACTTGAATACATTATCCAAATCTGAGTGGCTTGCCGCTGTAGTTCCCAATTGTGCTCTTACCACTTGCAGTGTTCTAGGTACATATATAGTAGTAGATATTGTATGACTAGCAAGTACTGAACCATCATAATTACGCTCTACTATTAGATTATTTCCAGCAATATCTACAATGAGCATCTTCTCTGCGTCTATTAAAATAACTTCGCCTACAGAAAAGCCTGTGCCGCTTGTTACAGGTACTGTAACAACGCTAGCCTGTGAGGCTAAGGCTCCTTGGGTAGTCTGGCTACTAGTCTTCTGTAGCTTTTCAGTAACCTTAAGATATTCATCATCAATTTTGATTGTGTTACCTACATCAATAACAGAAGAATCCAAGATATCTAGGCTGGTGACAGAAGAATTAATTGCTCCTACTAAGGTAGTCTCAAGAATATCTTCTGTAGGATAACCAAATACTCCCGTAATAAGGATCTCATCTGTCTCGTTGATTGTAGTAAGACTTACAGGAAAATCATTCGCATCCTCAACATCTAATACGAAATAGTCTGTATAGGTTACAGCAACACTATTAAGCAACATAGAAGTCACACTAATAAGATCATATCCATAAAGATATAATTCTCCTGCTGACGTTACTTGAAAATCAGAACCAGAAAAATAATGAGAAGTAGTTTCAGGATAAAACTTGCGATGAAGCATTCCCTCAATCAGATCAGACGCAGTATCAATAGCTCTGTCTACTTTCTTATTATCTCTTGCAGTTGTTTTGACGTTGAGTACAGACTTTACCTCATCTCTACCTGCGTATAATACTTTAGACATAACAGTTCTCCTTAGAAAAAGGGCATGATAACCAAAGTAGTTATCATGCCCTGCCTCAGTATTTGATGCTTATTGTAAGTTTATGTAACGTAATCCATCGAAAGGGCAAATTACTTCTCCTGTGACGGGGTTCTTTTCAAGCGAGGTTGCACAGACGGTACACTCGGTAATCTGCTTGTTCCTCTCTTCCTCTGCGTCTTTGATTTGGTCTTGTCTGATTGAAAGGAGCTGTTCCCAACTGATGAGATATCATCCCCTTTCAACTCTAAAATATCTGTTACTTTGATTGTTGGTCCTGTAGTTGCTTGCAATTCAGGAGAAATATAAGGATCGAAACTAGCACCCTCATGAACTGTAGTCTTAGCCATGATTAAACCTTTAAAGTCTCTACCGGAGGAACTTCTGGAGCTGGGACTACTTGAGTAACCCAACGCACACTGTTCCAAGGAACAAATACTTTCAACTTCTGCCCGACAGGAGCATTAGCTGTAGGATCTGCTACTTCTAACATCAACCCTGTAGGTGCTGCCCAGTCTTTTCTCAGGTAAACCCAATCAAGGGTCAAAGCAGTATACTGAACCCCATTAGAAGTAGTAACGATTACAGGATAAGGTGTGTTTTCAAATGCTAAAGGTAAAAGTTCAGACATTTAAATCACCCTTACAATACTGATGCTAGGTTCTCTGGCTTACGCTGAACCTTAAGGTCGTGAAGAATGTAAAGTACAGCTCCTAGCTGAGCGTTAGTTCCTACATCAGCAATATTCAAAGAAATGTGGTTGTAACCATCAGATAGTTGGGCAGCATCTACTTCAAATACATAGATTGCCTGCTCTTCTGCTGAAGTACCATTACCAGTAACTTCAGAAGCCGCTGCCTGAGTAACTTTAGACCAAGTCTCATCGTTATCCAAAGTTGCTTCCTGCTTTAGATAGTAATAGGTAACGATATCTAGATCAGCGGTAGTTCCGGCTGAAGCTGCTGTATGCTGTTGAAGATCAAATGTAGGATCATCAGCAGCAGTTCCTGCTCCCTTGAATACTACAATAGTACATCCACCAGCATTCTTCATACTGATACGCTTACCAGTAACTGCTGCTGTTGATAGGTCAACAGGTGCGGCTCCAGTACCAATATCGAATAGTCTTCCAAGTGCATCCATTTTATTTCCTTCTCTCTGCCTGGGGTTTTAATGCCAGGCTAGTTCGCCCTACTCCAATATCCTTATGATAAAGGTACGAGCTAGATCTACGTGCCTCGCTGCTATTGAAAGCTATACCCTGATAGGTGACGAGGCTAAAGGAGACTCTAATTCCTTTATTATTTAGTCTTATGCACGCTCTGCTAGCTGAACGAATGGAGAAAGTGTAGCCCCACCATTCTTAGGAGTGATAGCACTCTGTAGCCAAGGACGACCATCTACACGCTCGATTACACGATAAGTAGTCTTATCTGAGGTGAACTTCACGTGAGGTGATGAGTCAACGATCATTCTCTGGCTATCACCAATAAGATACATGCTAAGGTCTACGAAGTTGATATCTCCAAGGTCTCCTACTACAGATACCTTTTCTGAGATGATTACTGGGCGACCTAGAAGAGTTAGAGTAGGTGCTCCAGTACCATCTGGTAGCCATACAGCAGATCCACCAACGTTTTCAGTTCCTGCAACATTCTTTACGTTCACAGTCATGTTGGCAAGCTGAGGGAATACATCAGGAGATACAATCCATACAGCGTTACGTAGGCTTGAAGGAAGCATTCTTGCGTACATCTTAGTCACGTTCAACCAGTTAACAGTATCAGCAGCCTGTGATGTTTCCTTAGCCACGGCTACAAGGGCTGTGTTTCCTGCATTAAGAGCACCAAGAGGCTGACCTACGCCATTACCAGTAAGGAATGCAACATCCTCGAACCATGAGATAGCCTCTGGGAATGAAGAGTTAACAAACTGATTGAAGGCTCCACCAGTGTCACGAATCAATTCATTAGTTACGTGGGCAAGGGCAGTAAGCTTCTGTGCTTCTAGCTTTACCGCACCAAATGATGCGGCGGACTCAGTAAGTTCCGCACCCTCTTCAGTCCAGTAACCAATAATTCCACCATATACGCTAGATGCGTTTGAAGTAGTATCAATAGATGGATAACGAAGAGTAGCTGATCCCATAGGAACCACACGTGCACGAGGACGTACTACTGAAGTTTCTAGAGAAATACGTAGTAGTTCTGCACGGTATTCTTCAGGAACAAGGAAGCCGCCTTCTGAAGGAACCTTTTCCTGGTAGTTGTAGATCTTCTGTAGGCGTTCACGCTGTTCTGCTGTAGGGTTGCCGTTAGCATGCCATACAGTTTTAAGGTAATCTCCTGCATTCTCGAAACCTAGGTTGTCAAGAGGTGCACCAACAGCAGCCTTGTTGTAAAGTGGACTGTAAGTGCTTGCCTTCTCAGGAGCTGTAAGAGTTCCTACCTTATCAGCTAGCTTGCTATATTCAGCCCCCATCATTTCAATAACAGTAGCCTGTGCCTGTTCTTTAATCTGTGCCTGGATTGTTGGATCGTTTACTGCTACATGCTTTGCATAGTTTGCAGTAATAGCTCCAACTTCATCAGACTTTCCTGCCTTAACGGCATCCATAAGAGCTGTCTGTAGCTCAGCTTCATTAGTTGGAAATGTCATAATTATTTGCCCCCTTCGAAGGCTTTAACGATTGCGTTTACAAACTCAGCCTCAGAAAGAGGTGAAGTATTAGTTATATCTTGAGTATCGGCAATAATAGTCTCTGGATCAGGTGCATTTTCTCTACCTTTATATTTCAAAGATGCGCAGTTGTTTAATACAAGTAACATCTCTGTCTTATTGGCGGGAGTAAGAACCTTTTCACTAATCTCATCGGCTAATCCTGCTGCAACAGCTTCTTCTGCTGTATACCATGTCTCAGCCTTCATACGC